ATGAGTTACACAACACAAATGGATGCTGCAAGACAGGGGATTATTACACCTGAAATGGAAATTGTAGCCGCAAAAGAATCTATGGATGTAGAAGTATTACGTGAACATATTGCGAAAGGACATGCTATTATTCCATGTAATAAGAATCATACTTCTATTGATCCAAGTGGTATTGGTTCAATGTTGAAGACTAAGATCAATGTGAACCTAGGTATTTCTAGAGATTGCAAGGACATGGATGTAGAAATTGAAAAAGTGAATAATGCAGTAAAAATGGGTGCTGAATCAATCATGGACTTAAGTTCTTATGGTGATACACGTACTTTTAGAAAGAGATTAACTAAAGAATGTCCTGCCATCATTGGTACAGTCCCTATTTATGATGCTGTTGTTTATTATCATAAGGCTTTAAAAGATATTACTGCAAAAGAATGGTTAGATATTGTAAGAATGCATGCAGAAGATGGTGTGGATTTCATGACTATTCATTGTGGAATCAATAGAGCTATGTATGAACGTTTTAAGAATAATAAGCGTTTAATGAATATTGTTTCTCGTGGTGGTTCTATTATGTTTGCCTGGATGGCTATGACTGGAGAAGAAAATCCATTCTATGAACATTATGATGAAGTCTTAGATATCTGCCGTGAATATGATATTACTATGAGTTTAGGTGATGCATGTCGTGCTGGATGTTTGGCTGATGCAACTGATGTGGCTCAGATTGGTGAGTTAGTGACTTTAGGAGAATTAACACAGCGTGCATGGGATAAAGATGTACAGGTGATGATTGAAGGTCCTGGTCATATGCCTTTAAATCAGATTGCCGCTAATATGGAAATCCAGAAGACAATCTGTAAAGGTGCACCTTTCTACGTATTAGGCCCTTTAGTTACTGATATTGCCCCTGGTTATGATCATATTACTGCTGCCATCGGTGGTGCTATTGCAGCCACTTATGGTGCATCATTCTTATGTTATGTGACTCCTGCCGAACATCTTCGTCTGCCTAATCTAGATGATGTTAAAGAAGGTATTATTGCATCCAAGATTGCAGCACATGCGGCAGATATAGCGAAGGGTATTCCTGGTGCCATGGAATTAGATAATAAGATGGCATGTGCAAGAAAGAAGCTGGACTGGGAAGAAACATTTAAATACTCAATTGATCCAGAAAAAGCAAGACGTTATCGTGCTGAAGCAGCACCTGAAAAAGAAGATACATGTTCTATGTGTGGTAACTTCTGTGCCGTTAAGAATATGAATCGTATTCTTGATGGTGAAATTGTAAATATCTTTGATGAATAAGAAAAAAGGCGTAACTCGTATATTGAACCGCCCCAGTCAAGTAGACAGGTGAAATAATTAAAAACATGTACCCTTGCCTGCCACGTAGTGGCAGGCAATTTTTTTATGCATAATGTGTCGCCTTATATTTCTGTATCGCCTTATTCTCAGGTATTGGATACTGAACTGGATTCTCATTGCATAATGCTTCACTTCTTACTTCATAAGGTGTTTTCACACCAAATCTTCTTTGATATCTTTCATGACTGTAATATCTTATCCATTCTTTTATTGCTTCTTCTAATTCCTCTCTTGTTTCATATTTCTTGCCATAATGATATATCTCACATTTAAGTATTCCCCAGAATCCTTCCATTGGTCCATTGTCAATGCAGCAGTGAACTCTGGACATGCTCTGTTCCATGCCATTATCCTTAAGCATGCGCACAAAGACTGGATTCGTATACTGGAAACCTCCATCACTATGAAATAACGGATGTGCTCCTGGATTAGCTTCTACAGCTGTTCTGAATGTATTGAAGACAAGTTCATTATTATTATGATCACTAATTTCATATCCTACTGGATATCTGTCATAAAGATCTAGTATCAGGCTTAGATATAGTTTATTTTCATTATTCTTTCCATATTTGAACTCAGTGACATCTGTTACCCATTTTTCATTAGGTCTTGATGCATTAAAGTCTCTTTTAAGATTATTCTTGGCTGTGTTATTGCTTTTTCTGACTGTACAGCTTCTTCTTTTCGGTCTTATGATTGACTTGATGCCAAGTATTTTCATCACCTTGTAGACCTGCTTGTCATTGTAGTTCTTGTTTTCATCTCTGTTTATTCTATCTGTCATCATTCTGTAGCCAAGCGTATGATTGAACTTCTCATCATACTTTCTTACAAGGTCAGCTAGTTCCTCATTTTCAAGATCTCTTTCGCTTTTGCTATGCTTAAGCCATTTATAATAGTTCGCCCTCTTTACATCTAATATCTCAAACATGGCTGATAAGCTTACCTCTTTGTCTTCTTCCTTGATTTCCTTGATTGCCTGATATTCATTCTCGAATCTGCTTGTTCTGCATATCCTCTCCTTTCTATCTCCTCCACTTTTTTTAACAGTCTTATCTCCAGATGAGCCCTCTCCAGCTCACGTTCCTTTTCTCTCAGCTGTTTCTTTAGAAGGCCGAGCTCATCTAGCTCCTCATCCTTTTTTCGGCGTCCACGTCTGTCTGATAATCCGTCTTCACCTTTTTCTTTGTACTTTCTGACCCAATTAAATACATTTGAATATGTTACATCAAACACTTTGCACGTTCCTGAATAATCAAGATCGTGTTCCATGCAGTACTTTACTATCTCTATTCTTTCTTCTTTTGTAACTTTTCTGCACTTTGCCATATAGATTTCTTTACCTCCAGGAATATAATCCTTTAACTCTATATGATCATTATATAACTTTACCCATACAAGTACTGTCCCACATGCAGGAATTTTATACTTTACTGCGATATCTCTTAGTGAACCTTCCCCAGCTAGATATGCTTCTACAACCTTCCTTTTAAACTCTTTGGTATATGATTCATTTGCAGTCTTCTCATCAAATGCAGAATCGCCATATGCTTGAAAGATTCTAATCCACCTTTGAACTGTAGTTATACATACATTTATTTCTTCAGCTAGACTAGTAACTGATTCACTGCCATCTAAGTATCTTCTACATATTTCAATTTTTTGTTCTTTTGAAAACTTACTTTTTCTTCCCATAAGAAAACCTCCTCAGCAAACAGTGCTTTTAATTATTTGCACTGTCTACTGGGAGGTCATCATATCATTAAAGCGCCTCTAACTTATACGTTATCAGTGCTTTTTGTTCCCCATTCAGGTGCACCTGTAGGTGTGATATATAAGTTAGTTTCTAAAATGCTGTTTACTTCAATTGCTGGTAAACCTGTCTTTGAAGGCTGACCACTAAAGTAAACAGATTTTTCTAACTTAGGATGCTTGATTTCAAACCATGTAGCCTTACCTGTTTTTGCAGCTTCCTCATACTTTTTAATTAAAGCATCCCAGACCGTAATAAGATCTTCTGTTAAGTTTGCTGTGAATGATAACGCTCCACCTAAGTCCTTTAAGCCTTCAATATATGTCTTATATTCTGTTTCCATTAGATCAGTAGATTCTAAAGTTTCGGGACTTGGATTTAGTTCCGGAACGGACTTGATATCCGGAATTACAGTGTACCCAGTAGTTGGTTTAGTGCCCGCTGTTGCTTCAACGGCATAACCTAAAGTTACACCAGCTGTATTGATTGCTACTCCCATATTTCTCCTCCTTAATATTGTGTTTCGTTTTCTTTCTTATATCTCATGATTCTTCTTGCTATAGTGTCATCGGCGTTAACCATCGGCTGATTAAGCATTCTGCAATAGTCATGAAATTTCAATACATTGTCCAAGACTGACGATATCGATTTGCATATTTCTTCTTTCTGCTCTTTATCGTTAGAATAGATTTCAATGTATTGAGTAATATGAGCAACATTTTCCATCTCGTCAAATGTACTATATCGTTTGTTTACTACGTTGTTCTCTTGAACGATAGATACTGCCGGAAATCTAGGCGGTTCAGTAGATAATTGCTTTCCGATAATATAGATGCCATGAAACTGTTTTCTAAGTTCATTTGCAATTTCAGTGAATAATCCATCTTCTTTGTCGATCACTGTTGAAACACCTTCTTTACAATATCAATAAGTTCTGCCCTTAAAGTCTCGTATGTGCCATGAGCGAATGGTCTAGATGGCATACCTTTTGTCCACTGCCATTTTCCTTCATCACGATAATACCATCCATCATCACCGTGATTATTGACATCATAGTGATACCCGATGGTATCGTGTGGATGTGGCGAACGTGAGCCAACGATTCCGGTCCCGAATTCTACAAATAAAGCGTGTTCAGATGCATTGTAAATAGTGACTGTTTTACCTGTGCATTCATATGACACACTATTAATTAAATCGTCCTTAGAATAAGGCATTGGATAGGAATCTATCTCTCTGACCATCACTTCAAAACCATGCTCGCCGAGTTCTTTCATGAGAACAGCTTGCTTATATTTCAGTGTTTTCTGATATTCCTTAAGACTAGAGATGGCTTGACTGATACTTTCATCGTTCAGCCTAACCTTTATATTCCTTAATTGCATATCTCTTCTCCCTCTTGCTTACTGCGACTTTTGTCACTACGTAATTGTGGGTCTCTGACGTATCGACGCCAATCCATAATCTAGAATATTCATCAATAGGACAACTGGTATCTGTCGTAACCATCTCTCTGTCATAATCAGTATCTTTACCGAATGCGTTATAATTCGAATCGCCCTTTGCTGCAGAAAGTGAAATTTTTAATTTTGTCGGCTCAGTATAGCCGCCTATTCTGTTGCCGTATTTATCCGTGGCACTATCCTTTTGGAACAATGCATAGTAGATTGTGAACTGATCTCTCTTGAAGTTTCTCATTTAGAACACCTTCGCTTTAGGAATAATTTCCCTTAAAAGTGCAGGTGAAACATCGGCGCTTGCCCATTGTCGTGTTACTGCATTTTCTGTGTGAGTCAGTTCCCCTTCTGCACCGGATTTTGCAAATAATTCCACTGCAATTCTTATCTGCAGATCCTTGTATCTATTCTCAAGAATATATTCTCCGTTGTCATCAACAGGAAAATCATGATAAGGATAGCGATTTGAGAGGATGATTAACTTAGCACTTTGCAGAAGAACTTCTAAATCATCGTTATCAACATCATCGTCTTTTAGTTTAATTTTTAGAATTTCTTCCTGTGTCATATTTATCATCCCCTTTCATATTCACTATTCCACTTCTTTTGCGAACTCTTTTTCAATGAGTTCCATTGCTCTGATTTCTGTAACTTTAATCACATCCCCTACTTTACGTAGGGTTTTTTTGTTTTTTGCATCATAAAACGCTTTAATCACTTCTACTTTTTTCATTCTCTACCCCTTTCTAGACTGTAGGAATTTCATCCCCCGCATTGAGTCCACTAGCTGCGTTCTTAACAACCTTTACAATGTAGTTCTGGTTTGTTAAGGCGAAAATGCCGTACTTTCTTAAGAAAACTGTATTTTCACGCTTGTTAGCATTTTCTGCTGAACGGCTTCCTCTAGTTGAAGATTCGGCTTCTGCACCCTTCTTGTTGAAGTAAGTGACTGCTTCTTTAGTTGCTACTGCAAACTGCCCTTTAGTTGCTAAAGCAGATGTATAGATGTTTACACCAGCAACTGTTCCGATGTAGCCGCTACGTGCATATGCCTCAACGTATTTAAGTAATTCCCCTAAGTTCTTACGAATTTCTGCAACATCATCCTTGTGAACTAATGCGAAAACGCCTAATCCTGTGATTTCAGTAGATTCACTGATTTTTAAGTCCTTAATAGATGCTACTGCATCAACGAAAGAGTTAAAATCAAACTTGGCAGTCTCTACTTTCTGAGTGGCTTTTGCAAACTCAGCAATAGCCTTCTTGTTGGCAGTGTTGAACATATCAACTGCCTGGTGTTCTAAGCCTTTATCAACTACTAATGGATCTTCCATTTCATCTTCATCATACCAATCGAATCTGTTCTGTAATGTCTCGATTGTGTATTCTGTTTCAGTGTAGCTGGCTGTAATTGACTTAGTGTTTCCTTCACCTTTTGCTACTGTTTCCGTACCATCAGTTGCTACATAAGTACGGATTTTTTTCTTCATGCCAGGTTCGCCTGTTAATGAGTTATCAACAGTACAGAACTGCATTAAGTCTAGATATGTCTGGTATTGGTCTTCAAACTTGTTTTCCAATACATAATTAGGATATGGTGTGTTTGCCATATATCTTATTCTCCTTTGCCGTAAATTGACTGATATTCACTAGGATTTTCTTCAGCGAACTTCATCTGTTCCCTTAATGACATTGTGCTTAACTTCTCTTTTGTCATAGTATCGTCGTGATTATCGTCTTGTCCTGGCGTTTTAGTATTGTTTAACGCCTCTGCTTTGTATTTCTTGTTTAATTCAGCATTAAAAATTTCCTGCTGCTTGAAAAATGATTTCATATCACCCTCGGCTAAAGCACTAGCCACTTTGTGCGCACTCTCTTCGTTATATCCCATAGATATGAATTTTTTCTCATTTTCCATGATTGATAATTTTTTTGTGAGATCAGCATTTTGACTGGCCAATTCATCTAACTGTCTCTGAGTTTCTTCTTTATTAATCTCTTCCTGTGATTTATTCGCATTGAGCTGCTTTCTATAATTGGCTGCTTCCTTTGCGTTTTTATCACTTTTATCTTTCATAGCGTTATATTCTCTGACTGATACAGTAGAATTGTCTGCTTCTAACATTTCGATTAGATCTTCGATTGTTGTGTCTTCAGTTAATCTAGCGCCTAAAATTTCTCTTACGTTCATTTTGGTTCTCCTTGCTCTTTAAAGTTTTTCTCTAACTATGTATGTGCTTTTTAAAGTTTTTCTCTAACTGTATATGTGCTCTTTAAAGTTTTTCTCTAACTCAAATATACTAACTCAAATATGCTAACCGGAATTTACAAATGACTTCTGTATATTCTGGTCATCAGTTACTGTCGCTGGGTTATCACCCTGTGGATTGCTTTGCAAATCCTTATCTTCGCTAGTGACAGTTGTTTTTAATTCAGTGTTGTACGCTGCATCCAGGTACTCCCTGCTGTCCACATATACCTGCTGAGGGTCGCTGAATAAGTCAGCAGTCTGAATGGCAACTCTTGGATGGATGCCGAATGTCTTCATATTTAGAAGCCCCTGTGTCTTGACAAGCATGTTTGTGACCTTGTTTCTAGAGAACTTGATATCAATATCTCTTAGTTTGACTTCTTCCTTAACAACCGTATTGCTTCGGTCGAGAATGTTTTTAACGATAGCGAGGAATTTCTTTTCCCCTTCATCGAACATCTCTTCAAGTCGATAAGCATCTTCTTCTGCTTCCTGCCATCCACCACTAAGCATAGATGACTGCCCTGTTGTAGAACCACTCTGCGCTTCTCTAGAAGGCATAGCGCAGATCTGCAGTAACTGGGCATATAAGTAATCACTCAAACTCTGAATTTCATTCTGATTAAGTGATGTTTCAATCGTCTTTACAGATGCTGTAGTTCCGTTTCTGCTTGTTGTGGATAATGCACCGTTCTCTCTAAGTTCGTCGTAGTCTTCCTTATTCATGTCAACGTTATCAAACCAAATGAATGACTGTACATTCTGTGCCAGTCCATTCAGTCTGTCGCTTGTGCATGTGTTGATTGCATTTAACAGACCGATGGCTCTCTCAAAGCAGCCCATCTTGTCATAATCCTGTCGATATTCGACAATAGGAATTGCTCCGATACCATTTACGCTTTCTTCGACCTCGCCGAC